CATCATCATCCCAACCTCTTTGTTCAGAACAAGATCGAGACGCAGTAGATAATTTGCAAAACATATTCACAAATCCAGGTCCAGGCACATCTATACCAATTGTGTTCGGGTGATCAAGTAGGTGATTTTTCATGGAGTCATTTTGTTTCTTAAAAAGCATAGCGCCAGCAAAAATATAGGGCATTGCTACATTCTGAAAGATACGGCTTCTCGACTTCGCCACTTTGGATGCTGATAATAATTCATCCTTCAGAGTTGCTCCATGCAGGAGTGATATGGGTTCACCTTTCATTAATTTATCTAAACAATCTTTAACCCAAGGCCTCTCACCAAAAATTGCATCCAATTTCGTATGATACCAATAATACAAAGGCCATCCAGGACTTTTCGTTAAGTCCATATCTTTACAAACTTCTTCAAGTGTCGACAAACCCTGCCCTATAAAATAAGGGCCAAATGTCAAATGCAAAATTTCTAACATCTCATTTAGCATCTTTTCTGGGAAAATAACCCTTGGTAGGGTATAACGAGTACAACCTTTAAACATTGCTTCAGGTGATAAAACCGAAGCCGCATACTCATCAAGACCATCTATTAACTCATCAGGTGGATCTAGTCCACTATCAGAGTAAGAAGATGAAGGGGCCATCCGAGGATAGACACCACAAATTGGTTTCCAAAAATCCCAGACAAGATTAAATTGCTGTGGGGCAATATCTACCCATTTAGGCAATTTTCTCGTCAATCCTTCTAAAAAAGGTTTAAATGAGACGGTCGACACGGGCAAAATTAGTTTTTTGTCGCGAAAACTGCATCCAAAAATGCAGTAGTTACAGGGAACATATAGTTCTCCAAATTTTCAGGTCCGCGCGCAAAGTGTATCCCAATGACCTTTCCACCAGTATTCAAATAAATGCCTCCACAGTCACCAGCTTTTGAAGAGCTAGTAACTGCAGCCTGGAATCCGTACATTCCATCGTCAAATCGTTTAACCTTTCCAGGAGCAGTAACTAAGGCACCTTTTTCATTTTTTGTACAGAGAGTGCAGTCCTCGCCAACTTTTGCAATTGCAAAGTCAGTCTTATGAAGTGCAGTAAGACCATTTACGGTCCCACGAATTAACACCAATTCAGTGTTTTCTATTTTCTTTTGATCGCACCCATGTATAGCAAAAGCTTGTTTTTCGCCAGGGACTGTCACAGTATAAGCATGTCCATGCTGATTAGTGAGAAAACCATGTGTAGTTTGAATACCATGTGTTGTTCGATTTCCTCCAGAATCACGAACATGCCAAAGAGAATCTACTCTAACCATATTATCAAATACGGGAGAGCCTTGAATTATAGCCTCCAATTGTTTAATTTGAGGAACTTCAACTGCTTCAATAACTTTCAGTTCAGGAGTATCAGCAATTAAAGGATCAGGCTTTTTTGAGTAAGCAGCTCGGTCGTTTGATTCAAAACTGTCATCAAAACTTTCTAATGCATCAAGCATTTGATCAAGGGCAGATGTTTCTAACCCAAGTAACTTCTTATTTAAATTATAAATTCGAGTTCTGAGTTGACCAATTTTTTCAATGTCAACTCCATTAGTTTCTGACAATTTATCCAAAGCCATTTTTAAGCCAGCTACACTATCTTTTGTGGGTTTTCCCTTCTCTATCTTGTCAACAACTTGTGCTAGTCGTTTATATCGGAAAACCCATGGTTTTTCAACCTCCGCTTCAGTAGCAACTGCTCGAGAATGAGCAGGAGCAAACGTTCTTCTCATTTCAAGTTCCTGAACAGGAAGGGCTTCTACCTTCTGTTCTTCATCTATTTCAATGCGGAGATCTTGCACATTTCCAGAAAGACTATTTACTATTCTCCACTCTCCTTTCCCAAGTTTCGCCTTTGTGGTGAATTTACGTCGAGCAAACTCACCATCTGCAAATTGATAAATAATATTCACATCAGGATCGGAAACTGTATGAGTAGCAACAGTCTTCGGATTAAAATCAGGCAACTCTCGATTCTTTGCTTCTATAGCAATTGCCTTTTTTAAGTTTT